TGCTATGATTGTTTCGGGCCCTCCGGGTGTGGGCAAGAGCTTTGGTGTTGAGCGTGTACTGCAGAAAGCAGACCTGTTCAATACCTTGGCTGAGAAGAAGCCCAAGTATGAGATCGTCAAGGGTGCCATGAGTGCCCTGGGCCTGTACGCTAAACTCTACGAGTTTGCGGAAAAAGGCAATGTGGTTGTGTTTGACGACTGCGACAGCATCCTGATGGAAGACTTGAGCTTGAACATTCTCAAGGGTGCCTTGGACAGTTCTGAGCGTCGTTTCATTGCTTGGAACACTGACAGCCGCCTCCTCCGCAGTGAGGGTATTCCCGACCGCTTTGAGTTCAAGGGTGCGGCTATCTTTATCACCAACATCAAGTTTGAGCACGTTAAGAGCAAGCGTCTGCGTGACCACTTGGATGCATTGGAAAGCCGTTGCCACTACATTGACCTGCAGATGGACACCAACCGCGAGAAGATACTCCGTATCAAGCAGGTTGTTAACGATGCGGACATGCTGGCTCGCTTTGAGTTCGATCAAATCCAGAAGGACGAGATCGTTGAGTTTGTAGAAGCTAACCAGGACCGACTCCGTGAACTGAGCTTGCGTATGGTGCTAAAACTTGCAGACCTGCGTAAGAGCTTTCCCAAGAGTTGGACTAGTATGGCCAAGACCACTTGTATGAAGCGGGTCTAATGCTACAGCGTCTAGTACTATACAGCACCCTAGGTGTCCTGGCCAATGCGCTAGGGCACACTTGGGACAGCTGGCAGTTCTGGTGTTTGCTGGGCCTGTTCTGGGCCGCAGATCAATTGGCTCGCACAGAAGGTTATCAACAGGGCATGGCATTTGTAGCCACACTACCGCCCGCACAGTTAGATCATATACGCAAAGAGCTAGAGCGTTTGGGTCTAATAGACAAGGATTAATAGATTATGTGTACTTGGATTGGCGCTAACAACGAGGGCTGTACAGAGCCTAGTCTAAAGGGCAAGAGCTACTGTGTACTGCACTACCCTATGGTCTACCAAGAGGGCACCGCACGAGCAAAGCGTAAGAAGGATCTGCGTGTGGCCAACACAGTCTGGGACATTGAGAACGCATTCAACGAGGCTGTAGAAGAGCTGGAGCAGGAAGGCTACGACTTCGCTGAAGAACGGTGGGCACCGGTGGAGGACACCTGAGGTGGTGGGGCACCCAGGTGCTCTTTGAGCTAGCTGAATTTGGCTAGCTTAAACGCTTGCCTAAAATTCTCCAAATTCTTTCCAAATTCTTTCCAAATTCTTTCCCTTTTTCCACCCCCCCCAGTTAGATTAGATCACCAGGGGCCGAGATCTCTAGACCTCTTTTTTATTGCACAGCAAATTTTTGCCCCTAGTCAGACCCCTCTGTACGCTGTTTGTACGGCGGGGTCAGGATAGTTAGTAAACTTCCCACTAGAGTACATTTTGGTAGTTAAAAAATTTTTGCACTAGTTTTTTTGCCGTACATATAGACCGGTCTAGAACTATGGCTGTATAATAACTAGTATTATGAACTACACTCACTCTGTTACTGTGCCCATACACTATTGGTTCTTTTACCAAGCGTGGCTAGCACAGAATTCCATATATCCCCTTACACACTATGTGGCCTATCCCATTGATCTAGTACAGATGTCAGTAGACTTTAATTCTGCTGATCACTCTAGTCTATTCACTCTGCACTGGCAGCATACCTTTTTAAAACCCTAATATATACTATGACCAATACTACTCACACTGTTAAAAACACCTTTTATCTAGACATGGACGGAGTTGTCGCTGACTGGGATCTAGCCGCTGGGCTACTTCTAGGACGTGAAGGACGTCTACGTGAAAATATCAACGGTACACACTATAAGACCACACCCGCTGAATGGCAGATGCTCAGAGAGCATGGGCGCTTTTACCGTGATCTACCCATCATGCCCAAGGGTCAAGAACTCGTTGATTTGGCTAGACAGTATAGAGACACGCTGGGATGGGATCTGCTGTTTCTTACTGCTGTGCCCAAGGACGATGATGTGCCCTGGGCTTTTAGTGATAAAGTCATGTGGGCACAGGAACGTTTTCCCGATATTGGCGTACACTTTGGACCTCACAGTACTGAAAAATGGCGGCACTGTACTGCCGGGGATATTCTAGTGGACGATCGTGAGGATAACTGTGCCGCGTGGCGCTCAGCCGGGGGATTGGCTGTTTATGTTAAGAGCAGTGATCTAACTCTTGCTATTGAAGAAGTTCGCTGGGATTTGAATAGGCGCATCAGCATGAAGAATATGGCGCAGATTAATGACTTTGCTCGCATGGTGGTACAGGGAGTTATCTGAGTAGATAATATTGTAGAAAATCTTTTTTACCGCTTGCCGCTTCGCGGTTTGGGCCCGGGTTCCGAACTATGGATCCGGGTTTTTTATTTTACGCTTAGGTCTTTATCATGCAGTTGTTTTATCTGTTGCATGAGTTTTTCAATGACACTACTGTTACGTAGGGTTTTGTAGACCAGGTTCGGAACACCGTATTCTCCGGTGGTTTTCAGACCTAAACCTCGGTATTTTCGTAGCATTTCGACCGCTTTTCGACTCATTTCGAGGTCGTTTTGATTCATTACATGATCTATAGTCGTAGCCCACAATTTCGTCATTCTTAAGACTTCTTTGCGGTCAATTGGCTGTGGATCCTTTGGGGGCTTTTTACGCCAGCCCTGACTTAGACTGTAGACTGAACTGGTTGCGGGTGTGCGTATATCTTCTATGTAGAGCTCAACTGGTATGCCGTGTATTTTGATATCACGCTTCTTTTTATAGAGCAGGCGTTTGGTATCAAACAGTTCCGCGGCTGTGGTTTCACAGGCCACACGGTCGAAGTCCACTTCTATGTGTAGGTCCAAATCGCTGTGGTTTGTATAGTAGTAGGTGACCTGTCCGCCTGTTATGGTTAGATCTTCTACAGTCACAGGCACTTCAACAAACTCCAGGAAATCCCGGGCTATACGCTCCAGGGCTTTTGCTACTTCGGGTCTAAGTTGATCTCCCTGCCATAATAGGGGATTTAGCCCTTGGTGTTTTTCATAGCCCAGTTCAAATTCAAGTAATCGCATGATGAGATATTTATCAGTTAAATAATTCATATGATTGAACAGAATTACCGTGGATATCTTATCGCAGCACATCCCCGACGTCAGGACCCCCTGACCAAGGGCGGTGCCCTATTAATTATAGATCATGACAGTTCGGGTGCAATAGGACTACAGATTAATCGAGCCCTGGGCAACGATGTTAGCTTTGACACTGTTATGCAGAACGTTGGATTGACCACAGACCATGATGGTCCACTCTACAATGGCGGACCCGAACATACCAATAGAATACACATAGTACACAGCCTAGATTGGTACAGTCCCACTACTATGAAGATCACAGAAGAAATTGGTGTAAGCAATGATATGAGTGTATTGGTTGCTATAGCACAAGGAGAAGGACCCGAGCTGTTCCGTGCCGTAGCAGGGTTTACACGCTGGCCCGCAGGCTATTTGGAAGGTGAAATACTCGGAGAAGCTCCTTGGACCATAACTGATACCTGGAACTTCGCGCCCGCCACGCCAGACATGGTATTTGGCACCGATGACCTTGAGCAATGGCATCAGGTCATATACGAAAGCGGGCGACTACAGGTTTCTAATTGGTTTTAATCGCGTTCGCTGTTGATCGAAGCTAGGATATTACGTATATCCTTGACCCCCGAGCTGTGCTGTGATTTACTCTTAACCCCGGAACCCTGCGTGGGGTCTATTTCTGTAATTTCACCAGTTTCCGGATCTGTTGCTGTGGTCACTACGCTGGTACGCTTTAGAGCACTGATCATGCTACTGCCCTGAGATTTTTGTTGTGCATAGCTGGGCTGGCTTTCTTCTTCACCTAGGTCACTGATACGCAGAGTTTCCACGTTAAACTCCAAATCGACCTTTTGACCTACACCGCTCGAACTACGTGTCTTCATAAACTGAATTTGATAACGTCCTCGCTCTTTCATGGCCCTACTGGTAAAGATACCGATAACATTATCCGCCGTCATGATCTTTGACAAACCACCCGAAATGTGGCTGTGATCGAACTCAATCTCTTCAACAGCACTGCGGTTCAACTGACTAGCTGTAACTGTGATACACTGTGTTTCCATAGCCAAGTTACGAATCTCTTCCGAAACATACTTGTCCTTGACGAACAGGTCACTTGGGCTAACTTTAACACTAAGTGGCATCATCAAGTCCAAATAGTCAATAAGAATAACGTCGGGCTTGCAGCCTTTCTTAACCTGATATTCTTTTAGATATGCGCGAATGTCGTTACAGTTCTTGCCACTTGGCATGTACTTGACCTGCAGATTGCCCGACTTCTTGCCCAACATCTTAACCTTGATCTCAACGTCGTCGATGCTCTTAAACACTTCTCTTGTTGATACGCCAGTCATCATACTGTCAAGACGCATACTTACCAGCCCTTCGCTAAGTTCAAAGGTTAGATATAGTACGTTTAATCCTGCTAAGGCCCAGTTTACACCCAGGTTTGCCAAGAACAAACTTTTACCACCGCCCGATCCTGCACAGAAAATGTTCAACTCACCGCGGTTAAATCCGCCATAGAGTTTCTTATCAATTGAGGGCCAGCCTGTACTGATTTGTCCATTACCATCTTTAAGTTTAGTCAAACGTGCCCTTGGATCTTCGAAGTAGTCTGTACCCATGTCCTTGTTAAGACTGATTTGTATAGCATCCTTGATTAACTTTTCGACTGGACCATAGTCGCCCGATTCAAGTAGATCACTAGATTGAATAATAGCCAATTCCAAACCTTTATGTCGGGCAAACTGTTCAAACTCCTGCATTAACCATTCATAGTTTTCCTTGGGCAATGCCACAGGATTAAGATCAGTTTTACAGGCTGCGTTAACAATGGCAGCGTCTGGCATGACCTTAAAATCATCTACATATTTGCTGATGAATGTAGCTGTTTCTTGAAAGCGTTGATCAAAGTGTTCCGGGACAAAGATGTTCTGACAGCGTACAAATGTTTCTGCATCGCTCATGAACATTTCTAAATATAACTTCTGTATGTCAGCACTATAGTTTGGTTTTTCTTTTTTATTCATCAAGGTTCTCTAATTTTTTCTTCAGTAGATTTATTTTTATCTCTCCACTGACCTTATGGTTCAAGATTGTGGTTAAAGTGTACAGGCGCCCATATCGTTGTACAGCATCCGCAACGTCTTTGATGTCATCACCCCACGGCGGCAGGCTCACAGTCCACTCATTCTTGATAGCGTGTTTGAGCATCTTGGCACCAGGACGGTCTCTGTCGGGTACGCATATTATTTCTTTACCTAAGGCCTGTAGTCGTGCAACCTGAGCGTCATTAGGCTCGTTAGTCATAATGGCTACGCCATCTATTGCTATAGCATCAAATTGTCCTTCAAGGACTATGACGTATGACCTATCGCGTGCCTG